TCACTTGCAGTTGCCTCACCGCTACGTACACGTGCTAGTAAATCAGTAGTAACAGCAGCATGTAAATCGTCCATCTGTTGTTTTTGGCTCATTGCCACTCTCCTGTGCGTATCTGCTCCGCAACTTCTACCGCACGTTGGCCTACTTGTTTAGCCCACCTGCTGTTCAGAAATTCGTCTGCTGCCATATCGTAGCTTCCGTCCTTTAGCAGAGCCATTGCGTTTACGAACTTGCCCACTGTCCCTATCCCTACGTTGAAGGTGAAGTTGATAAGGGCTTGAAAACGTGCCGTGTCTAGGTCTTCTGTCCACGGAAAGGTCAACACCAACTGGTTTGTTGCCCTCTCTATGTCGTTTACTAGCAACATCTCTGCTTCTTCTTCTGAGATGCCTACATCTTCCAAGTTTCTTCCAACACCGATAGTAAGCTTGTCTGCTGTGCATTTGTAGGGCTTTAACCTCAATCCTTCGTGACGTTTAAGTTGTTGAATTAACTGTGAATAGTTCATGCTTTCTTCTTATACTTATTTGTCTTCTTAGGAAAACCAGCCTTCATGTTGGCATAGGACTTGTCACTGATAGTAGACTTACTCTTAGGTCTGCTAGTACCAGCTTTTTTACGCTTGTTAATGTTTTCGTATAGGCTCATAGTTACCTCTATTTTTTGAACATCTTAGTAAGTTGTTGAACACCAAAGCTTGCAGCAAATACAACGCCTACAGCAGTCTTATAGAAGTCTGGCATACTGTCTAGGGCTTGGAAGCCACGCTGTACGATGTCTTCGTGTCCTGTGAAGGCTAGTATCAGGGGTATGCTCACCAAAATTGTTAGCCACTCATCCTTCCAGCTTGACGCAGAAGCCTGTGCCATGGTCTGGTTCCACTCCATTTCACCAGCAGCAACCTTCTTTGCTACAGCTACTTTGGCTTTCTGTGTCTCAACCTTACCTTCCATCCATGTACTGGCTAGGCCAGCCACGGCCTGTACTACTCCTAGTATCATAGTGCCTGACCTTTTAGCTGCTTACATCTAAACTTTTGTGCCATGATAGCACCCTCATGTATTTCTGCAATCATGTTACCCATTTCGTAGGCTCTGGTTTTACATTGCTCCTGTGTCTCGTAGGGGCCACGTGTGTCGTGGTATTCCCAGCACATGTCAGGAGAAGCTATAGCACAGGCTAGTACTATTGTCTTAAACATTCATACTCTCCTTAACAACCCACAGAATAATACCTAGCGTAGCCAGACCTAATCCTATACACACAGCCCAATAAAAAACTATAATGCAGTTGTCAGTAAATTGTTGTCGTTCTTTTTCCGCTTGCTTTTGTGCAGCAATTCTTTTACTACGTGCTTCTGCCTGAAACTTAACCCAATCCTGCCACAGTCCTGCCCTACCGTAAAGCTGCATAGCCTCACGTAGTTCGTTTTCCTGCTGCTTGATTTTTTCTAAAGCCATAAACTCTTCTAGGTCATCACCAGACTTACCGCCTACCTGATTCCAGAAAGAATTTTTCTTTTTGTTGGCTCTAGATTGTAAAGTTTCTTTGGCATCTACGTACTGAGAGATAGCCGTGCCAGCGTCAACTAGTTCCTTACCATTGGCTAGAGTTTGTTTTATAATGGCAAAGGCAGCGTTAGCCGCCGCTAGTTCCGCTAACATGGCTATTCTCCTACAGTTTCATTAGTAAGGATGCTGCGAGGCCAACAACAATAATTGTTGACCCCATAATCATTGCTTCTAAACGCCACAGACGCTTATCAAGGCTTTCAAGTTTATCACCAACAGCCTTGTAGCGTACTGCACATTCTTTCTCATGGCTCTCTAAGTCGAGGGCAACACGGAGTTCGGGTGTTACTTCCTGTACTTGTTTCATCAGCCAGCAATCTCATAAATGGTCAAATTAGAAATAACTCTTTGGTCATAGTTGGTGCTTGCTCTGTCTGTATGTGTTCTGTTTACATAAACTTGGTTGTTACCAGAGCCAGTTCTTACTTGTACATTGTACGTTAACTCAGTTGCTGTATTAGGCTCGTCAATGTAATGCCAATTAGCAGGTGTCAATGCAGAACCAAGAGGGCCACTATAATCAAACGATGTTGTTGCAAAAACCCTTGCACCATCAGTATCACCAACTAAATTTGTTGTTGTGCCACCAGTGATAATTCTTTGAACCCTAGCGTATGCAAAGTCACCTGAGTCAATAACGCCAAGGTGTAATGTCCCTACTGCTAAAAACTTGCTTGATGATGAAGTTGGGGTAAAAGTAAGGGTTAAATTACTTATATCTGCAAAAGTTGTAGTAGGTATAATTTGAGTATCGGTTTTATTTGCAGAGTAAACATTCAACACCCCACCACCAACACCTGATGGCAACGCAGTGACGTTGGTCAGGGACTGATTGTTTAATCGTATAAGTGCCATATCAGTCTCCTATTTGTAAGCGGTAATTTTTAAGGTTGGCCTTTGAACGCCATTATACGTAGTACCGTCCCAATACGTTATTTTATGCAAATCGCCTTCGTAACTACTACTATGTTCTCTCGCTATCAATTTGATGGTTTTGGCGGAAGTCCAAGTTGCTTGACGACCACTATCAGTGTCAGCGGTTCCGCCTATGGCAATACCCCAGCGGAAGTTAGTAGCGTGACTATCGTATCCGGAAGAACCGCCGCCCATTGCAATACGCGCTTGGGTTACTTCATCCGAATCAATCATCATTTTTACATTAACGACATTGTTATTGTCTTTACCGAACATCACAAAGTTGAACTCGTAGACGACCAGTGTTGCACCTGTAGGTGGAGTGTATGAGATAGAAGAACCAGTCACATCAGCATAGCTTGTGCTTAATGTTTGAAAGGCAGTTACGTCATCGATTGAGTAAGTGCCACTGCTTACCGTCACTTGTTCACCATTAGCATTTAGGTGCAGTTGCTCAAGAATATTACTACCAGCAGAAATGCCTGTAAGCGCAGAACCATCAATAGCTGGCAATGCACCAGTCAGTTTAGACGCAGCCATTGACTGTATCTTGGCATCAGTAATCGTGCCATCAGACACACTGCCAACGCCCAACACATCTCCAAGAGCCACAACAAAGTCGATGCTGTCTGTGACTGTTAATGCGCTGTCGAAGATAAGGTTGCTTCCCGATACAGTGAACGAATCTTGAGGAGCCTGAATCACTCCATTAAGTGAAACCAGAAGCTGATTAGCAGTCTCTGGATAGTATGCTGCGCCACCTAGCGTAAGAGCGTAGGTAGCGGTAGCAGAGGCAGTCAGGTTGTCCAGCTTGTGGAACCCACCGCCTACAGGGGATTTTCCTATGTAGGGCATCTGCCTCTCCTTATGGTTTCGTAGGCCAGACTACAGTGTCTAGCGATTGATATGTATCGGTGATGTCACGCAAGGCTTGGCGGTAGGCAGACATCTCTGTTGATAATGTATTGTCTGACAATGCTAGATAGTCTGTCTCTGCTAGTTTAATATTTCTAACTTGACGGAGTTCTTCTAAGAGTTCTTCTGCCGATACTGTAGGGGCGGTATAGGTAACTTCAGTAACTTCACCAGTTTGAATATTATATATTTTTTCTATTGCCATATCACCGTCACCTATTTGTACCAAAGCTGGAATGTACCGCCATCGAAATTAGAGCCGCCAGCATCTACAATCCCAATTCTATCAAGAGTTCCACTCAAAGTTTTTTGACAAGCCGCCATAACCCAATATGCGCCAGAGGATTCCGTATGACTGTGCATAGTCATCATCCATACATTTCCTGATGTATTCCAACAACGACAAACAAAATTATACACGCTGTCGTATATTCCAAACTCACAAAAGTCTCTATCCTGTACGGAATTTTGATACAGGCTATTTGCGTTGGCTGTATAAACAACATTGTAAGTGTATCCCGTGGTTTCTAAACCGCCAGAATCACCTAATCTAACACCCGCTTGAGCAGTATCTGTGCCTCTACTTACAGCATTACCAATCACAACAATCTCTGTTACGTCTGATGGTATGCCTGAGATTGTAAAAGTTGCCGCACCACTTGTTGTTGTCTGTGCTGTTTTAGTCCAGTCTTTGCCAGCACCACTTACCGTACCAGTAAACGCATAGTCATCAGCTAGGTTTAGGCTTTCGGATTGTATTATACTTCGTGCCATTATAGCCTCCTATTAGTAAGGGCTTGCACCAAGTACAGATGTATCCCAAGCAGCCTTTAGTTCTTCGATGGTAGATGCTGAAGCAATAGATGCATTAGCTGGTGCATCACGCAGTGCGTTCTTAGCAGCAGCAATAGCTGTAGTATCAGCACCTGTTTCTAGTGCCTTCATCAGTTCTACGTCTTTGGCTTCAAGTAAAGGCGCACGTGCTTCACGTACTTTGTCTTTGAAGATTTCACGTGCAGAGTCCACATCTTCTGAGATGACTGCACCATTAAGTACCCAAGCACCACGAAAGTGACGGTCTGAGGGAACGGTTACACTAGCAGCATTTGCCTGATTACCGTCTTTATCTACGATATATGTATCAACCACTTTTAGTCTCCTATGCGGCTATGTTAAGTTCCTCAGAAATCTTCCAAGCATTACGCCATTCTCTAGTCTGAGGTAATTGTTGTTTAGTACAGATAACCATCGTAGGACGGTTACCCTCGTTATATGTTTTCCATACAGATTCAGGGCAGTCTTTCATAATTAAGTATTCGATAGCCTCTTCCTCTGTCATTGCGCCTACAGGCTCTGTCTGATGAAGAAGGTATCCACGTGTATGTTTCTTAAAATCAGGTTGTGCCTCATCTTTAGCCAACTCATGGTACACCCACACAGGCGGCAGAATACCGCCCTGTAGCGCACACGCCATCCAATTAGGGTCAGGCACAAGTATCTTGGCGCAATCATCAATGCTGTCCTCAAAGACAACACGATAGTCTGACTGCACACCGTCTAGGTTTTCCTTTGCCCAGCATAGTCGGTCAAACAAATGTGTGCCTTGAAACTCTGGTGTTTTAATCATGCCAACACCCCACCGGAAATGGAGAAGTGATTGTTTACGCCATCAACATGGGTTGCATTTTCAACGGTAAAAACAAGAGTGTTGCTTGATGTCTCAGATTCTGTGTAATTCACATTATGATTAAAATTGGCAACTGCTTGTCTTGTAACAGAGGTCGCAAAATCTGTTGATGAACTCATGTTATTGGTAAAAGCAGGTGTATATTTGCCAGTAGCCGTATCAGCGACTGAGCTTGTGGCAAAACTGCCCAGTACTGACGCTGTGCTTTGATTGTAACGCAACCAACACTTTGTACCTTCTTTAAGATAATTTGTGCCAATAGAACCAGAGGTGCTGTGTTCCAGCGTATCTGCTATAATTTTACCAGCCATTATGCTAAGTCTCCTAAAACATTATAAGCAACATAGTCACTATCTGTACTAGCACCGGCACTACTTCTAAAATCTGTATGGAAATCAGAAGTAGTCATTTGCCGACTGCTAGTTGTGCTATATCCCCAAATGGTAAAAATAGTTCCGGCTGTGCCTTGTGACTGAGTACACCCGCTTACACCATACGTTGCGTTGCTAAAACTGTTTGTAAAAGAAATCTTTGTAACACCAGCCCCCACATCTAAGGTTGATGCGGTGTTAAGTGAAGAATTAGAATAAATAGGATGGTCAGTTGAATGTTGGTCAAAAGATGCCCACGCTTTTATAATTGCGTCATGCAGAGACTGCGTGGCAGTAGCACCAACAGTCACTGTGATGTCGTTGGCGGTGGTCTTGCCTGTGAGGGTATCTACTTTTATCTCACTCATGCTAAATCTCCGTGTGCTACTGCCCACCACTTAGACGGGTCATAATAACTAGCAGAGTAGTATACCCATCTAAAAGTATACCCACTGGCAGTCGGTGAGCCTTTTATTACTTCCATAAAACCATAATCAAAGCTATCACTATCATCACGATACTGACCTTGCTGTGTTATGGCATAGAGTGCGTTATCGAAACTGTTAACCCACGCCATTGTAAAATCGCCGGTGCCATTATCTGTGATACTGCTGACGTTGAAACTATTTTGCACAGTTACACCATTTGTTTGCCCAGCATTTGGGTTTGTGCCTGTGTAATCATTATCTAAATGATACCACGCCTTCGCCGCACTCTGCTTCGTCAGCGTAACTGGACTGGTGCCATCACTGCCTGTGATTGTGTCTGCTCTTAACTCGCTCATGCTATCACCATATTACCGTTTACAGTCACAGTAACCCCAGTCGCTACAGTTAGTTGGCCAGCACACAGAGCGTTGGTATTAGCTGCCACAGTAATGTCTGTGTTCAACTCATCCTCATGCACACGAAAGATGTCTGCGGTTCCACCACCACTGTCTCCAAGAAAGCTACCGCCACCTAGTACAAGGTTAGGGTCTAGCTTGGCTGATGTGACAGAACCATCAGGGGGTACAGATGTCTGCAATGCTAGTGCATTATATACCACGTAAAT